TCATCCGCCGCTGGGATGGTCAACGCCGCGAGCTGCTCCTCCGTCATCGTCGGGTAGTCGAGCTCCGTTTGGTTCGGCCGACAGTCCCGCTCGATCTTCCGCATCGGCCAGGGCGGGTCGATGACGATCACGTCGAACACGCCGCTGGGCGCCTGCGCCTCGCGCGCAGCGAGCTGACTGAGCCGCGCGGCTGTCTCCTGGCGACGGAGCTCACGGACAACGTGGGCGGTCGTCCGCTGGCCCCGAAGCACCTCGCGCGCCTGGTCGGGGTGCTTTTCGAGCAGCTCGGCAGCCTTGATCACTGCCGCCTTGGCCGGTCCCTTGCCACTGACGACCTTGCGCTCGTCATCGGGAGCGAGCGCCCTGGTCTGCTCGACCGCGTCAGCGAACTGCCCATCGCGGCGGATGGTCTTCTCATCGACGCCGTGCTCACGGGCCAGGCGCTGAGCGGTCTTGACTGAGTGGACATTTTGTCCACTTTGTTTTGCGGCGTACTTGTTGCCCGGCGGCGCGCCCCGCGCCTTCTTCAGCCGGTTGTACCGGCGGCCGCGCAGCAGTGCGGCCTGGTCCGGCGTCAGGTTCCGCCGCCCGAGCTGGTTGGCGTCGATCCAGTCCGCTGCCGCCTCGCGGTCGGCCAGGGCGACGTCAGTAAGGGCGAATTCAATGCCGTGCCGCTGGCAGATGTCATAGCGGTGATGGCCGTCGAGCAGGATGTCGTAGCCGCGCCACACGACCAGCGGATCGCGGCAGCCGTCGCGCAGGATGTTCGCCTCGAGCATCTCGCGCTCGTCGTCCGCCAGCGGCGGGACGAGCTCGCGCAGCTCGGGATCGACGATGATCCGCGCGGCGGCCGGCATCAGAACGGCACCTCCGCGAGCATCCGCTCTTCGTACTCATCCCGCGGCACCCAGCGCAGCCACCGGCCGCACCAGGCGCAGAGTTCCTGCCCGGCGTGCGGGCCCTTGCCAGGCTGTAGCGTGCGCTCCGACTTGCCGCATGCGGGGCACGCCAGCTCGGGCGGGGTGTCCGCGACCGCCGGCTTGTCGCCGAGCCGATACGCGACGACGCGGTCGAAGCGGTCGCCTTCGCGGCGCTCGACGGTGATCGCGACGGTCGGCGCCAGCGCACCGGCCTCGGCCCGCTCAACGGCCTCCTCGGCGGTATCGGGTACCGGGTCGTCTGAGCGTGCGCGCCACCAGATCTCCGCCTTCTGGCGCGGGAAGCCCTGGTGCTCGAAGCAGACCCACTCAGAGGTGTACGTCTGGAACCCGATCTTGTAGTCGACGCGCATCGTGCGCGGCGCATCGGGCGGCGCGTCGCGTTTCGTGTGGACGGCGTAGCACGCCAGACATTCCTTGGCTGGGGCTTCACCGTTGCCGTGGGACTCGGGGTCGGCCAGGCGGATCGCATCGACCGGCCCGTGGCGCAGGACATTGCCGCCGAAGTCCAGCACGAGGCAGTCCGTCTTGCCCGGGTGGAGTCGGAAGCCTCTCCCGACCATCTGGTAGTAGAGTCCCGGCGAGAGCGTCGGGCGTACGAGCGCGACGCAGTCGATGTTCGGCGCGTCGAACCCGGTCGTGAGGACATTGACGTTGCAGAGGAACTTCAGCTCGCCGGCGCGAAAACGGCGCAGCGCCTCATCGCGCTGGAACGGCAAGGTCTCGCCGCAGACGAACCCGCACTCGACCTTGTGCCGCTCGCCGAGCACGCGACAGATGTGCTCGCCATGCCGCACGCCGGACGCGAAGATGAGCACGCTCTTGCGATCCTGCGTGTGCTCGACGATCTCACGGCAGGCCGAGAGGACCAGGTTCTCGGCATCCATCAGGTCCTCGACCTCTCCGGCGACGTACTCACCGCCGCGGACATGGAGCTGGTCATAATCAGGGCGCTGCAAGCCGGCCTTGGTGCGCAGCGGGCAGAGGTAGCCCTGCACGATCAACTCTCGTACGCCAACCTCGAAGCACACCGCATTGAGGATGTTGTCAGGCGAACAGATCGTGCCCGACTTCATGCGGAACGGCGTGGCGGTCAGGCCGATCACGCGCGCCAGCGGGTTGATCTGCTGCATGTCCGCCAGGAACGTGCGGTACATGCCCTCGCCGTCGGGCGGAATGAGGTGCGCCTCATCGACGATCACCAGGTCGACGGCACCGACGTCGCACGCGCGCTGGTAGACCGACTGGAGGCCGGCGATGGTGACGGCGTAGCCGAGGGCGCGGCGTTTCAACCCCGCCGAATAGACGCCCACGGGGAGGTCCGGCGCGACGAGGTGCAGCTTCTCGGCCGCCTGCTCGAGCAACTCGCGGACGTGGGCAAGGATTAACACCCGGCCGTTCCACACCTGCACGGCGTCGCGGCAGATGGTCGCCATCACCGGCGTCTTGCCGCCGGCGGTCGGGATGACGACGCACGGGTTGTCGTCGCGTGTACGCAGGAACTCGTACACCGCGTCGACCGCCTCGCGCTGGTAGGGCCGCAGGATCATCTCGTCGCCATCCCGTTCAAAGCCTGCTCGAGCACGAGCTCGCGGTGCCCGTGGTGGCGCAGCAGTCGCCGGCCGGCGGTCCGCAGCTCGTCCTCGACGCGATTGAACGCATCCATTGCGTCTGCTTCGCCGTTCTGCGATGCGCGCACAGCCGGCAGCGACTCGAACCAGTCCGCAACCGCGGTGTAGCGCAGCGCGGCGCCGATCAGCTCGGCTTCGAGCAACGCGGACTGTCCGTCGACCTGCCGCATGTCCTCTCCGTGATCTGCACGACGACCTTCCCGCCCGGTACGACCGATCCGCGATGCACGTCCAGCCGGTCGATTTGACTGTCGTCCGCGTACACGCCGGCGTGCTGGAGCGCGTCGCACAGCGCCTTTTGCAGGTTGTCCAGGTCGCGCCGCCGGCCGTCGGGCGGGAACACATGCACGACCAACTCGAGTCGCCCGCGCAGCGGTGCCGCACGGCCAGCCGCGAGAAGCGCCACCACATCCCTGCGATAGCGCCGGCCCCCGCGGCTGATCAGCGTGCGGAAGCCGACCCGCCGCCAGTAGTGGTTCACCGACGGCGGGTACGGCAGCTCGAACACCTGCGTCAGCGCTGCCACGGCGCCTTGCCGTTCCCGGCCGCCGCCGGCGCCGGCTGCGCCGCAGCGCCTTTCTTCTCGTAGCCCTTGATGACGTTGGTCAGCTCGCCGGTGTCGTCGCGTTTCTTGTGGCCGACCTTGATTACCAGCGGCAGGTTGTGCAGCTCGACCGAGTCCTTCGGCGCCATCACACCCACGGCGCGGCAGATGGCCGACAGCTCGGCCCGCGCGATCTTCACCGTCGTCTCGTTGGGATTGTCGAGGTTCAGGCGCGCCCAGAGCAGCCGGCCCTTGTGCTCGCCCTCGAGCACCTGGAAGGTGAGCTGCAGGTACTGCCCGACGCCGTTCTTGGTCGGCTTGAACTCCGACTCCGAGATGATCGCCAGGTACTTGCCGGCGGGGATCGGATCGAATCCAACGGCCGGGTCCACTTGGCGCGCATCGAATCCTGTGAGGTTGGCCATGTGTCCTACACTCCTTGCTCAACGGGTTCCGGGGTCTCGGTCAGCGGGTTCTCGCCGCGGCAGAACGCGGCGTAGATGCGGTAGTCCAGCGGGAATTCCTCGGGCAGGCCGAGGCGGTTCTTCGCGACGTGCGCTGGCCGCTCGGTCGTGCGGATGATTCGCTCGCCGGTGCCGATGCCCTGTACGCGCTTGCGGTCGAAGCCCTCGTTGGTCGTCTTCGTGTGGATGCGGTACGTCGCGAACAACACGTCGTCGCACCATTCCTGCACGAGCGCCGACGCCAGTTTCTGCAAGCGCGGCGAGTAGCGGTCGTACGTATCGGTCTCGGGGTTGGCAAACTTCTCGATCTGCGCGTGCGCGATCAGGATGATGTGCATGTCGCGCTCGTTGCGCAGCGCGTCGAGGCCGGACAAGACCTCGCGCCAGTTCGTCAGCGCGAACACGTAGCCCTTGCCGTAGCCGATGTCTTCGATGGACTCGACGCCGCGCTTCTGGCACACCTCGGCCCAGATCAGCCGCTCGAGCCAATCGACGGAATCGACGACCACCGTGCGGTACTCGTGCGGCTCGGAATAGAGCTCGCCCAGCGCCGCGATCACGTCGGCATACT